GGTGGAATTCCTAGTGGTGATTATTGGAATTTGGTTGCACAATATAGTAATCAAATTAATGAATACAATTGTGATTCTCCAAATTTAGAATTGAATGATTTGAGTTCTAATAATAATGATGCTTGGTACTATGCTAACTTTAACAATTACTCTGATAACAACTATTCAGGTTATTCAATGTATTATAATGTAACAAGTTTAACAACAGGAGCTACAGGCAACTTTACGGGTACTATTCAAGGAGAAGTTTATACTTTCACAGGTACGGCTTATTCTGAATTCAATAACATGGTGATAGCAACCCTTCGTTCAAGAGGTATATCTTTATATCAAAATAGTGCAAGTAGTAATGACCATGGTCCAGTTTATGAGGTAGGTATTGATTATGATAATGACGGAGCGTGGGTTCCAAACAATCTCCAAATGATTTGTACAGGAGAATACTCAGGTGTAACTCAATCACCATATGCACAATTTTTATTATCGGGTGTAACAAAAGATGGTAATTCATTCCAATTAGAAACATCTTTAGCTGCATCATCTTCAAAATACATAACAAAAGTTTTAGGGGTTGATAATTTTGGTAAATCTAGATTTGAAACACCTGTGTTTGTTGAGGAGATTTATCCAGGTTCTTTAAATTATGCTTACAACCAAGGATACATTAAAGGATTGAATTGTGAATTAGTGGCTTTACCAAGTGCAAGAAGCAGAAGTGCTTCTTCAATTGCTTGGAATTTAGAAAAATATCAATCACCTGAAACACCTTTCTTGGTTTCTGAACTTAGAGGTAACAAGGTATATAAATTATTTAAGTTCATTTCAATATCTGATGGTGATGATGCAAACGTTGAAATCAAAGTTTCAATAACAAACTTATCTTTCAACAACATGAGTTTTGATGTGTTAGTAAGAAATTTCTATGATACAGATGCAAATCCTGTTGTAATTGAAAAGTTCACTAACTGTAATATGGACCCAGCTTCTAACAACTTTGTTGCTAAGAAAATTGGTAGTTCAAATGGTGAGTTTGCACTTATTTCAAAATACATAATGATTGAATTAGCTGATGAATATCCAATTGATGCGATTCCTTGTGGATTCTATGGTTATATCCAAAGAGAATACGCTTCAATGAATAACCCAGCACCTTATCCAAAATTCAAAACAAAATATTATTATCCTGGTGAAGTAATTGCTGACCCTCCATTTAACAGTCCTTATGGCGGAAACAATGCTGTTGAATCACCTGGTGATATTGTAAGAAGAAGTTTCTTAGGTTTTTCAACTCAATTTGGAATTGATGAGTCTTTCTTAACATATAAGGGTAAGCAAAACCCTCAAACAGGATGGGAAACTGCAACAGATTCAATTCCGTGGAATGTTCTTTCAAAAGGTTTCCACATGGACTCAGGTGCAACAGTTGTAACTATTGGTAACATTTGGGATACAAGTGGAGCAACTGCTTTTGAATGTGGCGTTGCTGATTTCAGAACTGACCCAGAAACTCAAGAAAATCCTTACTACTTCATATATTCAAGAAAATTCACAGTATGTTTTGCCGGAGGATTTGACGGATGGGATATCTATGAAGAATCAAGAACTAATACAGACAGATTCCAATTAGGTGCTTCTGGTTATCTAGCGGGTGCTTATCCTTCTACAAGATACCCGACAGCAACTGGTGACGGTATGTTCAAAAGAATTGTGGTTCAAAACAATACACAAGATTTTGCAAACACTGACTACTACGCTTATTTATTAGGAATCTTAACATTCGCTAATCCTGAAGCAACAAACATCAATGTATTCGCAACGGGTAGTATTGATTATGTATTCAATTCTAACTTGTGTGAGGCAGCTATCAACATGGTTCAATACCAAAGAGCAGACTCAGTTTATATTGTAACAACTCCTGACTATAACATGTATCTACCAGATGCAAGTGACCCTCAACAAATTATCTATCCTCAAGAAGCGGTTGATAATTTGGATAACACAGGAATTGATTCAAACTATACAGCAACTTATTATCCTTGGATTTTAACAAGAGATACTGTAAACAATACACAAATCTACTTACCACCAACAGGTGAGGTTTGTAGAAACTTGGCTCTAACTGATAACATTGCGTTCCCTTGGTTCGCATCAGCGGGTTACACAAGAGGTCTTGTAAATTCAATCAAGGCGAGAGTGAAGTTGACTCAAGAAGATAGAGACACACTTTATCAAGGTAGAATCAACCCTATCGCAACTTTTGCAGATGTTGGAACAGTAATTTGGGGTAACAAAACACTTCAAGTGGCTGACACAGCTCTTAATAGATTGAATGTAAGAAGATTGTTATTACAAGCTCGTAAGTTGATTTCAGCTGTAGCGGTTAGATTGTTATTTGAACAAAATGACCAAGTTGTAAGACAACAATTCTTGGATAGTGTAAATCCAATCTTAGACGGAATTAGAAGAGATAGAGGTCTTTATGACTTCCGTGTAACAGTATCTTCTTCTCCTGAAGATTTGGATAGAAACACACTTACAGGTAAAATTTATCTTAAACCAACTAAAGCACTTGAATTCATTGATATTGAATTCTTTATCACACCGACAGGTGCTTCATTTGAAAATATCTAATAAAAATAATGGGGGAGTAAATCTCCCCCTTTTTTTAGCCAACAATGAGAACAAAGTTACAAGAAGGATTCAGAGATGAAAAGACACCAGACTTAAAATATTATGCCTTTGATTGGGATGATAATATAGTCCACATGCCAACTAAGATTATGGTTTTGGATGATGAGGGTAAAGAAGTTGGAATGAGTACAGATGATTTTGCGGAACACAGACATCACATAGGGAAAGAAGACTTTGATTATAAAGGTCACACCATAGTTGGATTCGCGGAAAACCCTTTCAGAAATTTCAGAACGGAGGGAGACCAAGATTTTTTAGTCGATGCAATGAGAGCCAAAAAAGGACCTGCATTTAATGATTTCAGAGAAGCAATCAATAATGGTTCAATATTTTCCATCATCACAGCAAGAGGTCACAACCCAAATACCCTTAAACAAGCTGTTTACAACTATATCATAAATGATTTCAATGGTATAAGTAAAAAAGAATTAGTAAAAAATCTCAAGAAGTTTAGAAGTTTTGCTGGAGAAGATGAGATGACTGATAATGATTTGATAAAATCTTATTTATCAATGAACAAATACCACCCCGTTTCTTTTGGAAATGAAGGAGGTGCAACTAATCCCGAAGAAGCTAAGGTCCGTGCAATGGATGATTTTGTGGACTACATTAAAGGAATGGCTGCAATACTTAATAAAAGAGCGTGGTTAAAAAATGATGTAAGTAATAAATTTATACCTTCTATGCCATCTATTGGCTTTTCAGATGACGACCCAAGAAACATAGAAGTAATGAAAAAACATTTTAAAGATAAACCAGATAATATAGTAAAAACTTATTCTACTGCTGGAGGAACGAAGAAAGAAGTAAAATAAGGATATTGTTTTTTAAAAATAAAGTAAAGAGAAATATTTTTAAACACACTATATTTATATTAATATAAACAAAGAAATTAAATTCTATCAAATATGGCTGATTTACTATTAAAAATGCCTCTTCCTTATGAGCCGAAACGTCAGAACCGTTTTATCTTAAGGTTCCCGTCAAGCTTAGGAATTAATGAGTGGTTTGTGGAAAGTGCTGCAAGACCTCACATTACAATCAACGCTACTGAAATACCATTCTTAAACACATCAACATTTGTTGCAGGTAGATTCAACTGGCAAACAATCAACGTAGTATTCAGAGACCCAATTGGTCCTTCTGCAGCTCAAGCTCTTATGGAGTGGGTACGTTTATGTGCAGAATCAGTAACAGGACGTATGGGTTATGCTGCGGGTTATAAGAAAGACATTGACCTTGAGATGTTGGACCCAACAGGAGTTGTTGTTGAAAAATGGATTTTATACGGCACATTTATGACCGATGTAAACTTCAATCAGTTAGCGTACAACCAAGATGGTTTGGCAACAATCGCGGCAACACTTAGAATGGACAGATGTGTGTTAGTATACTAATACTCTTTATAAAAAATTATCAAGACTTATATTTAACCGTATAGACATAAACTATACGGTTAATTTTTTTATATGCAAGACCAATCAAGAGAATACGGACAGTTGAATTTTTCCTTACCACATGATGTGGTACCTTTACCATCAGGTGGGGTGTTCTACAAAAATAAAAAGAAATCATTGAAGGTAGGATACTTGACTGCTGCCGATGAAAACATATTAATGGGTGGTACAACAGATTTGGCGACCAATTTATTGAGAGCTAAAATCTATGAACCAGACATGAGAGTTGATGAATTATTGGAAGGTGATGTTGAGGCTATCTTGGTTTTTTTAAGAAACACCTCATTTGGACCTGAAATGGTTTTGAATTTGGTTGACCCTACAACAAGAAAACCTTTCCAATCTACAGTGGACATGAGTTCTTTACCAATTGTTAAAGGACAAGAACCATCAGAAGACGGTACATTCATTTTGAGTCTACCCAAATCACAAACAACAGTTAAAGTAAAACCTCTCAACTACGGAGAACTTATGGATATTGAAAGACAGGCAACAGCATATCCACAAGGCAGAGTTGCTCCAAAAGTGACTTGGAGATTAGGAAAACAAATTGTTGAATTAAATGGTTCAACAGACAGAGCAGAAATAACAAAGTTCATTGAACAAATGCCAATTGCGGATTCAAAACACATAAAGAAATTTATGGATGAGAATGAACCAAAATTAGACATGAACAAAACAGTACTAACCCCATCAGGAGAAAAACTAACGGTAAATGTTGGTTTTGGGGCTGACTTTTTTCGTCCTTTCTTCTGATTATAGAAAAGGGCAGGTAGATGAATTTTATTATTTGGCATCCCTATTACATGTTTCTTATACTGATTTTTTACAGATGCCAATTTTCATAAGAAAATATCTATTGGATAAATGGATTGAAGTTAACAAAAAAGACTGAAAAATCAGTCTTTTTGTATTTATAGGAAATAAGTTGTTATGCCAGAAAATGAACAAACCTCAAGTGACTTTTTTAAAGAACTTGATACCCAGTTACAAAGATACAAAAATTCAACTACAGCTCTCATAGAGGACATTGCAAAGGCGGTGACAAACATTACTTATTATGGTAATGAGTTGAACAAAACTTTTGGACAAGGAAGACAGAGAATTGTTGAAATACAAACAGCGATTGCTGACAATATTCCTGGTATTACAAGACTTGGTGGAGATATATCCGCAGTTCAAAAAACAATGTCGGATATTGCTGAGGCATCTAGGAGAAATGTAATAGCAACAACACAACAAACAGAACAACTTTATGCGGCAACCAAAGTAGTTGGTGAAAGTGCAAAATACCTTGTTGATAGTTTTACAGATGTAGGAGTTGGATTGGGTCAAATGACAAAACAAATCCAAGACTCTGTTTTATACATTCAAAGTATAGGAGGAAATACAAAACAAGTATTCAAAGTAGTCACAGACAATATGGACCAACTCAACCGTTATCAGTTTGAGGGTGGGGTTCAAGGATTGACTAAAATGGCCGCACAAGCCTCCATGTTGAGATATGACATGAGAGAAACATTCAGATTGGCGGATACACTTTATAAGCCGGAGAGAGCGGTTGAAGTTGCTGCAGCATTCCAAAGATTAGGATTGGCTGTTGGAGATTTGGGAGACCCGTTTAGATTGATGAGTGACTCCATCATGAATCCTGAAGGATTACAGGACAGCCTTGTTCAAATGACAAAACAGTTTACATATTTTGATGATAAAACAAAAACATTCAAAATAAGTCCTGATGGTGTTTTGAGACTTAAGGAATTACAAGAACAAACAGGTATAAGTGCCCAAGAGATGACCAAACTTGGATTAGCTGCAAAAGAAGCCGATGCTAGATTGGCTGCTATAAGTTCTGTTGGATTAAATGTGAAAGAAGAAGATAAACAACTTCTTGCTAACATCGCTAGAATGGGTGAAGGGGGAGAGTATGAAATCCAAGTGAAAGATGATAAGACCGGCAAGATGTATTATGAAAAACTAACAAACATCAGTCAAGACCAACTTAATGCAACTTTGAAGCAACAAAAAGAAGGTCCAAAAACTCTTGAGGAAATTGCAAGAGCTTCCATGAATTATGATGAAATATTATCAAATGATGTTAAATCAATTTTACATGGCTTAATGTATGGTTTTGCAACACCACAAAAAGGGTTGGAGGGTATTGAAAGTGTTAGAAATCTTACAGAAAAAATTACAGGTCTAGCGTCAAAAATGTTTGGAACTACCAAAACAGGAAGAAGAATGTCTGCAACCGCAATTGATGACATCCAACAACTTTTCAAGGACCTTAGAGACCCCAAAAAAGGAGCTAATGAAGCTTTTGCATCATTAGCGGAAAAAATTGGAAGACAGTCCGATGAGTTTGGTGCGGATTTCAAAGATAGTATGATAGAGTATCTTAACAAATTATCTGACAAGTTGGATACTAAGGGTGGATTAGAAACCGGAGCAAAAAGTTTGATTGACCAATTATTGGGAGACAAGAGAACACCAGGAGCACCCCAAGAAACCTCTGATTTATACAATAATTTATTGGGAAAGACAGAACCTATTAACATATCAAGAGAGGCTGGTTCGCCACTTAACAACCAAACAGTAAATGTGAATTATACCTTTGACCCGTTGGAAGTTAAAATTTCGGGAGACGCAGGAAAACTTGATGGTCAACAGATAACAACACAAATCAATCAAGCGCTAACTTCGGCAATTTCAAAATTACCACCAACAATGATATGGAATTCACAACAATTCTGGAACCCAACAAAAACAGGCCCAATTACAGCACCGTTTATTATCAATCAGAACCCAAATAATACCGCGGTAAAATAAAAATAAACCTATTTATATAAAAATAATTTGATGGGAAGTACTTTAGATTTGGTTAGTTCAGATGCCTTTAGAAAGAAATTGATTGTAAGGAATCTAACTCCGTATGCTAAAGCACCAAACAGACCTACACCCCCATACAATTATGAATATAGTCAAACGGATACATCGGTACAAGATAGCCCTGACCAATTAATTGATGAACCTTCATTTGCGAATAATCTTTATCCTTTAAATGAATGGGGTGCTGAAGGAGGATACAAACAAGTACCTGACCCGAATGGATTATTAAATTCTATATCCAACCAAGGAGAATATGGACCTGGTCAACAAGATGCACATATCCTTGACCAAGGTATTGCGGAACTTAAGAATTGGAAAAAAATCAATGCTTATTCAAATGGAGGTCAAGGTGCGTTAGACGCTGGGGAATTTTTAACCAATGCGAATCAAACTGGAATTTCTAATTCAATTAACCTTTACAACAACCAACCCTACCCAACAACATTCAACCCATCCATTTATAGTCCCGTTTCTATACTTTTATCCCCTGACCCCCAAGGAAGTAACGGTCTATTAAGTTCTGACTCTTATATTGCCCGTTTAGGTGCAAAGTTGTTGAAACAAGACTTTGAAAATAGAATAGCCGCTGAAATCAAAAGAAATACTGTTGGTAGAGCAAATGTTTTCAATGTAAGAAGTGGAACTGACATACTGAACATTGTGACAGGTAGAGTTCCATTAATTGAACCAAACTACCAAATAACAATATCACCAAACCCTGTGTTAGCGGCAACAGACTTTGCCCTAAGACTTGCGGGTAGTATTTTACCTGTTTCTACAATTCCTGGTTCATATTGGGATACAAGTATTAACCCCGGACAACCGACAACAATTCAACAATTAAATAATGCTTTTAGAAAAAGTACGGTTGGTAAGTTTTTCAATAGATTATTAGGGGGAGGACAAACTGGTTCACAAATCATGTATAACAGCATGGGTGGTGGACAAAAATCTAGACTTTTTGCAAACATAGATTACAATAGATACAAGCCAAGTTTTAATAGAACTTTATTTGATAGATTGGGTGGTGCTATTGTTGGTTCAACCACAGACAATGCAAACTATTACATTGGTTCATTGAGTTCAGACCCATCAAGAGTATTTTCACCGGCCGGTGCAATACCTGTTAACTCATTCGGAATTGAACAACAATCACCTGTGTATGGTCCTTCTGAAATGGCACAGTTGTATGAAGGTCCAAGCAAAGAAGTTAGGTTAGGTGCTAACGGTCCAACATATAGTAATGGTGGTGGTGTTGAGGGAGGATTCACTTGGGTATCACCGAAGTATAAAGACAATGCTGGATTTACGGTGGGGATTGGTGGTGAGATTGTTAATCAAAATGCTGATTTCAAACCATCTTCATATAATTCAACTGAATCTACAAACTTTCAATTTAGAGACGGGTCAATATTAGATGATACTCAAAGAATAATTGATAGCCAACCACAAGGAGGAAAAAGATTACAACACGCTGGTAATGCGATAGACCAAGTAAGTAAGGTATTCAATGATGGTTATAAAGAAATGACTAAAGGTTCAAGAGTTATCAGATATAGTGGTGAGATAGGTCAAGAAGTTGGAACAGAATATTGTAGAGTATTTGCTAAGGATATACCTTATCTCCAATACAATGATTTACAAAAAGTTGATGGTATAACAGTAAATGGTAGAAGATTTTCTAACTCTGTTTTAGATAACACTTATAATCTGAACATCTATCCTAACAAACAAGAAGGAGGACAAAGTTCTACTAACTTAATTAACGGACCTGGTGGTTTAAGTACAAATGTTGGTTACGCAAAGAAATATATGTTCTCAATTGAAAACTTAGCTTGGAGAACTTCAAACACACCAGGATTCACTTCAAATGATTTGGCTATTTGTGAAAGAGGTCCGAACGGAGGTAGAGTCATGTGGTTCCCACCGTATGGATTAACATTCTCA